ATGACAGGCAGACCTACCAAGTTCACACCTTCCCTTGCAGACATCATCTGTGAGCGCATTGCTGATGGCGAAAGCCTCCGATCGATCTGCAGGGATGAGGCAATGCCGGCGAAGTCGACCGTGCTTGCATGGCTGGCTGATGACGAGAAGTCCGCATTTCGGACCAAGTACGCGCAGGCGCGGGAGATCCAGGCTGACGGCTTCGTCGACGAGATGGTCGAGATTGCCGACGACGGCAGCAACGACTGGATGGAAAAGCAGTTCGGGGAAGAAACGCGCTGGGTCGAGAACGGGGAAGCGCTACGGCGTTCGCAGATTCGCATCTCTACCCGGCAGTGGATTGCTGAAAAGCTGAAGCCGAAGAAGTACGGCGCCAAGGTCGAGCTCGAGCACGGCGTGACGAGTGGCGTGGCTGAGTTGCTGGAAGCGATTAATGGCAAGACCCGCGGACTTCCAAACGGCGGTTGACCAGTTCTCGGACTGGCGCTGGCGGCTCAACAACCTGTACTGGATCACTGATAAGGGCGGCCGTCGCGTCAAGTTCGAAATGAACTGGGCGCAGATGACGTTCTTCGAGCAGATGCACTATCTGAACGTCCTGCTCAAAGCACGCCAGCTCGGGCTGACGACGTTCATCCAGATTTTCATGCTGGACGCCTGTGTGTTCAACAAGGATATCCGCGCCGGCACCATTGCTCATACGCTCGGCGATGCCCAGACCATCTTTCGCGACAAGGTGAAATACCCCTACGACAATCTTCCGGAGGGAATTCGGGACGCAGTGCCGATCCAGCGGGACAATCAGACTGAACTACTGCTCGCCAATAATTCGAGCATTCGTGTTGGGACGTCCCTCCGATCGGGAACGCTGCAGTACCTCCATATCTCCGAATATGGGAAGCTGTGTGCGAAGTATCCGGAGAAGGCGAGGGAGGTTCGAACCGGCGCCCTCAATACCGTGCAGGCCGGACAGCTGGTGTTCATCGAAAGCACTGCCGAGGGGCAGGAAGGGCATTTCTACAACCTCTGCGAAGACGCCCAGGTGAAGCAGCGGCAGGCATCAGCGCTGACACCATTGGATTTCAAGTTCCATTTCTTCCCGTGGTGGAAAGAGCCGCAATATTCGATTGATCCGGCCGGTGTCATCATCACCGACGCTTTCGCCAAGTATTTCAGCGGTCTCGCAGATCAGGGGATCGAACTCACGGATGGGCAGAAAGCCTGGTACGTGAAGAAGGCTGAGACGCAGCTCGGCGACATGAAGCGGGAATATCCGTCGTCGCCGGCGGAAGCGTTCGAAGCCAGCGTCGAGGGTGCTTACTATGCCGACCAGATGGCGGTTGCCGACGCTGAGGAGCGTATAGGCATCTTCCCGCATGTGGCCGGCTATCCGGTTCACACCATCTCCGATATCGGAATGGACGATACCAACAGCGTCTGGCTGTTCCAGGTGCTCCCGAGCCGAGTGAGGATGATCGGCTACTTCGAACATACCGGCACGGGCATGGATGGCATGCTCGACGAGCTGGAGCGGCGCGCGAACGAGCACGGCTATGTCTATGGCGTCCACAACATGCCGCACGATATCCGCGTCAGAGAGTGGACCAGAGGCGGCATGACCCGCATCGAGATCATGCTGCAGGAGGTCAAGGCGCGAAACCTTGGCACCGTCAGAAAGGTTGAGCGGGCTTATGTGCATGACCGCATCAGCGGCACGCGCCGCATTCTGGCGAAGGTCGAGTTCGACCAGGCCGGATGCGCCGACGGCATCAAGTGCCTGAGGAACTACCGGAAAGAATGGGACGAGGATCTTGGCGTGTTCCGTGACGAGCCTTTGCACAATTGGGCATCCCACGGCGCCGACGCTTTCGGTGGCTTGGCAATCATCTTCACCGGCTTGGCGGCCGAACCATTGAAGCCGGAACCGAAGCCGCTGCCGACGTTCCAGACCATGACGTTCAACGACTTCGTCAACTCCACACCGACCTATAGCGAGCACGTTTGATGGATGACGAAGCCACAACATTGCCGGCCGGCGACCAGTACGACCTAGCTAAGGTCGGCGCGCACTGGCAGCAGGAGATCGAGCGGGCGCAGCGCTATTTCAAGGCGTGGGTCGATCGCTGCACGAAGATTGAAAAGATCTATCTCCAGCAGCAGGCGGATCAGACGAGCGCGGCCAAGCGCCGCTTCCCCATGCTGTGGGCGAACACCTCGGTTCTCCAGCCGGCCGTCTATGCACGCGTGCCGCAGCCCGTCGTCGAGCGTCGGTTCAAGGACTCGCAGCCGGTCGCACGCATGGCGTCCGAACTGGTCGAGCGCAATCTTGCGTTCACTGCCGATGATGCCGATCTGGATTCCGTCATGCGGGCCGTCAGGGATGACTTCCTGCTCTGCGCCCGCGGAACTGTCTGGCTTCGGTATGAGGCGGACTTCGAACCGATCGATATGGGCGTTGAGCCCTCGGATACCGGCGACGGAGTGCCGGGCGAGGAGGGGCTGTCTCCCCTCGAGCAGATCACCGATGAACGCGTCTGCGTCGACTATGTCCACTGGTCGGACTTCCTGCATTCGCCGGCGCGCCGCTGGAAGGACGTGACCTGGGTGGCGCGGCGCGTGCCGATGACAGATGAGGAGTTCGACAAGCGCTTCCCGAATGGGCGGGCAAGCCTGGCTGCGAATGGCGCCGGCTCCAACCATGGCACAAACCAGACCGAGCGCGCCCAGAACGAGGGGAAGACTTACGTCTGGGAAATCTGGTGCAAGACGGAAGATTACACTGTCTGGATCGCTGAAGGGGCGCCGGTCGCTCTGGAGGTATCCGAACCGCCGCTGAAGCTGACACGCTTCTTTCCGTGCCCGCGGCCGGCCTTCGGAACGCTGTCGACGGGATCGCTCATCCCAGTTCCGGATTATGTGTACTATCAGCAGCAGTGCGACGAGATCGACACGCTCACCAAGCGCATCAACAAGCTGACGGACCAACTCAGGCTGAAGGTGTTCTATCCCTCGGGGGACGGCTCGGTATCGCCGGCAATCGAGAAGGCCATGCGCCCGGAGAACGACACCGTCATGGTGCCGATCCCGGAGTGGGCCGCGTTCACGGATAAGGGCGGTTCCAATGCCATCGTGACGCTGCCAATCGATCAAGTGCAGAAGGTGATTGTGGCCTGCATCGAGGTCCGCAAGCAGCTCGTCGAGGATGTCTATCAGATCACCGGCATCAGTGACATCGTCCGCGGCGACACTCAGGCGTCGGAGACGGCGACGGCCCAGCGCATCAAAAGCCAATGGGGTTCCATCCGCATCCGCGACCGCCAGGCTGAACTGGCGCGCTTTGCCCGTGACATCGTCAACATCGCCGGCGAGATCATCTGTGACCAGTTCCAGCCCGAGACGCTGATGCTGGTCAGCGGCATTCAGCTTCCGACCGCGGCACAGAAGCAGCAGGTCCAGATGCAGATGCAACAGCAGCAGATGATGGCGCAGCAAGCAGCAGCGCGCGCGCAGCAGATGGGCCAGCCCGCACCGCCGCCGCAACCGCCTCAGTTGCCGCCTGAGATCCAGCAGATGATGCAGCAGCCGACGATTGACGAAGTGGTGCAGTTGCTTCGGAACGACAGCGTCCGCGGCTTCAGGATCGATATCGAAACGGATTCGACCATCGAGCCCGACGAGGACGCCGAAAAGCAGCGCCGCATGGAATTCGTGCAGATGATCGGCGGCTTCATGCAGCAGGCCGGCGCAATTGCCCAGCAGACGCCGATGCTGGTGCCGGTGATGGTGGAGACGCTGCTCTTTGCGGCACGCGGCTTCAGGGCAGGGCGCCAGCTGGAAAACACACTTGAACAGGTAGGGGCGCAACTATCGCAGGCCGCGACCGCTCCCAAGCCGCCGCCGGAACCCACGCCTGAACAAATGCTTGATTTCAAAACGGCCGAGGTGAAGGCCGGCGCCGAGGAGCGGAAGGCTCAGCTCGGTGTCGCACAGGCTGAGATCGAACATCGCGCCACTGTCGAGAAGGCGAGGGGCGATATCGCCGCCCAGGCGATGCAGCAGTTCCAAGCGGCTCAACAGCCGGTGCAATCGCAGTCCCCAGCCTATCAGTAAACGAGGAGAACCATGAGAAAGCGCTTATGCCGTGCCTGCTCAGGCTGGCACGATATCGACGCATGGCCGCATAACTGCATGCCAGCGCAGAACCTGGCACAGTCAGATTTGCCATCTCCGCATTTCGTCAGCGACACGATCGACATCCAGTCGATGCACGACGGCCGGCACTACACTTCGAAAGCCAAGCTGCGCTCGGCCTATCGGGCGGCCGGTGTGGTCGAGATCGGCAATGAAAAGCCGCAGCCCATCGAGAAGCCGAAGACCGATCGGGCTGCCATCCGCAACGAACTACGGCGCGTTTACGCCGGACACAAAGCCTAGACGGGCATCAACCCCCGAAAAAGGAACTTCCCAACATGGATATCGAAGACCTGAACGAGGCCGGCAACGGCAGCGAAGACAACGGCTTGTCAATTGAAAAGCCATTGAGCATCCGTGACAGCCTTAAAGCTGCGCTCGACAGCACTGAAACGGGAACGACCTCCGGCAGTGACCGGCAGCGTGACGAGCATGGCCGTTTTGCTCCGAAGGACGCGGACAAGACCCCCCAGGCACAGCAGCAGCCCGCAGCGGCAGCAAAGGCTGGGCAGACGCAGGCGGCGGCAAACCCTGCTCCTGCCGCCCAGCAGACGTCGCAGGATCAGCCCCAGGCATCAGAGCAGCAGCCAGCCGCCAATGCCCATCGTGTCCCGCCGGGATGGTCCGCAGAGGCAAAGGCCCAGTTCGCTACTCTGCCGCCAGAAGTGCAGGCCGCCGTCGCCAAGCGCGAGCAGGAAGTCGACAACGGCTTCCGGGTCCTCCAGGATTATAAGGGCCTTGAGGAATTCACACCCCTTGTCCGCCAGGCCGGCACCACTCACGCAGACGTCATGCGCCGCGCGATCGAATGGGAGCGGTCCCTACAGCAGGACCCCGTCAACACCGTCCTTCACGTCGCCAACATGGCTGGCGTCAATCTTCGCGCCCTCGTCGCTGGTCAGCAGGATCAAGTCCTGCAGCGCCGGCCGCAGCAGGCCCAGCAGCAGCCTTCGCCTCAGCCCGTCAACGTCGAGGCCACGGTTGAACAGGTACTTCGGAAACGAGACACTCAAACTCAGGTCAATGCTTTCATTTCCGATCCAGCAAATGTGCATGCCGAAGCAGTTCTTGACGACATGGTCGCCCTTATCAGCGCGGGGCGCGCATCGTCGCTAAAGGATGCCTACGACGCGGCGTGCTGGATGCGTCCTGATATTCGCCAGCAGCTGATCAGCCAGGCTGCGCCAACGAACACAGTTCAGGACCAGACTTCCCAGAGGGCAGCAGCGGCAGATCAGGCCCGCCGCGCCTCGCGATCCATCTCCGGCTCTTCCGCCCCCGGTCCAACCCAGGGCGCTGGCACCGGTCAACCCACATCCATCCGGGACTCGCTTCGCACCGCATTGCACGCTGCGCGCGGTCAGGTTTGATCAAAGGAAAATGACCAATGGTTTCTCCAAACCTCTCTGAAATCGTGACGACTACCCTGCGGAACCGCAGCGGAGTCGTTGCCGACGACGTGACGAAGAACAACGGTCTTCTCACCCGTCTGAACAGCCGCGGCCGCAAGAAGCCCGTCTCCGGCGGCCGCACCATCGTTCAGGAACTGCAATATGCCGAAAATAGCAGCTTCAAGCGCTACAGCGGCTACGAGATCCTGAACGTTCAGCCCTCCGACGTCATCACCGCTGCCGAATACGACTACAAGCAGGCAGCGGTTGCCGTCTCCATGTCCGGCCTCGAGCAGTTGCAGAACTCCGGCGAAGATGCCGTTCTCGATCTGCTCGAGCAGCGCATCGACAACGCGGAAACGACGTTGAAGAACAATATCGCGCTCGACTGCTATTCCGATGGCACGGCGGACGGCGGCAAACAGATCGGCGGCCTGCAGCTGCTCGTCTCGACGTCGCCGACTTCCGGCACCGTCGGCGGCATCTCGCGCGCGACCTGGGGTTTCTGGCGTAACCAGAAGTTCTCGGCTTCGGCGGATGGCGGCGCTGCCGCGTCGACCGCCAACATCCAGTCCTACATGAACCGGCTCTACATGAGCTGCGTGCGCGGCGCCGATGCACCCGATCTGATCATCGGCGACAACAACTACTTCCGCCTCTACTGGGAATCGCTGCAGGCGATCCAGCGCATCACCTCGGCCGATAAGGGCATGGCCGGCTTCCAGACCCTGCAGTACATGGGCGCCGACGTCATCTTCGACGGTGGCTTCGGCGGCGGCGCGCCGGCGAACCAGATGTTCTTCCTCAACACCAAATACCTGTTCTACCGCCCGCACCGCGACCGCGACATGGCCCCGATCGGCGACGAGCGCATGAACACCAATCAGGATGCCTTCGTGCAGCTGATGGGCTTCGCCGGCAACCTCACCATGAACAACGCCTTCCTGCAGGGCGTGCTGTTCGCCTGATCGAACGAAAGGAAGAACTCCCATGACTATCGCAACTTCCCAGACCGATCGTCTTGGCGCGAACCCGTTCGTCGTCGAAGGCCCGATCATCGCGGGCTCGGGTGTTCCGGGCCCTAACTTTGCCCTTGGGTCCGTCTCCGGCGGAACGAAGGAATCCGAGTGGGTTTACGTCAAGCTTGTCCTGGCGTCGTCCACCACGCTCCAGCCCGGTCAGTGGTTCCAGTGGGACCGGGATTACACCGCAACGCTTCTGACCACGGCTGCGGCTGTTGTCGGCAATCGCTGCGGCGTCTTCGCCGGTGCAAACCAGGCGCCAACCCAGTCCGGTGGTCCGGCACAGTCGATCAGCCTTGTGGCCGGAACCTATTACATCTGGCTACAGCGCAACGGGCAGGCCCCGGCTCTCGTGACCACGGCAACGGCGGCTCTCGTCGTTGCTGAAACCACGGCGACGGCCGGTCTTGCGAATGCTCCGGCATCCGCAACCGTTTCGTCGAAGGCGATCCAGGGCGTCAACTTCGCAGCCGCCAACCAGACCTTCACGGCGACGACCGTCAACGGTTCCGCTGTGCTGTCGTCGCTCGGCAGCGTCAACTTCGAAGGTGGTCCATTCATCGGGGCTGCCATCTCGGGCACGGGTATTCCTGGTGGCACGACCATCGCCGGCATCACCTATAGCCCCTCTGGCGTCGTCCAGAGCATCACCATGTCCGCCAACGCCACGGCCAACGGCACGGCCATCACAGTGACGGCGACGGGCGTGCTCGAGGCGACCCTGATGCGGCCGTACCTGTCCAAGGTGAACTAACCTGCAATCCACGGCGGGGGCTTCGGCCCCCGTTTCTTTCCCCCGCCATCAACAGCGAGACAATCACCATGACCGACAGCAAGGGCGTCTACGCCTCCTTCAGCATCGAGCCCGTTGAACAGCCGTTCCTCACCGAGCAGGAAGGGCGACCGATTTTCAAAGACACAGAATTCGTCACCATCTTCATCGCCGGCGATAAGCACACGGAGGTTCATCGCGTTGCGACCGAGCACGACAAGGAGCGGTTTTCGGACGCCTACAAGCGCTTCAAGGACGGCGCCGCCGCGCGCGAGCAATTGATCGGTACGCCGCTTTCGCAGTGGCCTTATCTGAAGCCCAGCCAGATCAAAGAACTGGAGGCGATCAATGTCTACAGCGTCGAACAGCTGGCCGCTCTTTCCGACACCGCCAAGCAGAAGATCGGTATGGGCGCGCACGAGCTCGTGGCGGCCGCCCAGGCGTTCCTCACCACTGCCAAGGACGCCAGCGCCGCGTCCGCTTTCGCTGCTGAGAACGAACGTCTCAAGGATGACGTCACGCGCTTGCAGCAGCAAATCGATGAAATGGGCAAGCGTTTCGAAGCCCTTTCGAAAGAACAGGCCGGCTCCGGCCGTCGTAGCGCTGCCTAACCGGAGATCCGCGCATGTCGCTGTTGTCGATCATTCAGAATGTGTGCGCGGAAATCGACCTCGATCAGCCGGCGGCTGTCATGTCGTCGGCCGATCCGCAGATCCGGCAGTTGCTGATCCTCTCCACCCGCGCCGCCCGCGATCTGCTGAAGGATCATGACTGGTCGGTGCTGACGACGACCCGGGATTTCACGGCAACCGGGGTGATCCCGGAGCCGGCCGAACCTCCCAGCGACTTCAAGCGCTTCGTCGCCAATTCGATGATCTGGAACGTCTCGCGTCTCTGGTCGCTCAACGGCCCGCTCGAGCCGGGAGCATGGGACCGGCTTACAATCCTGAATTCCAACCCGGTGCCGCAGGTCTGGCGCATGCTGGGAGGCAAGCTGGCCTTCTTCCCGAACGATACTGGCGAAACGCTGCGCTACGAATACGTCTCGAGCAATTGGATCGCGGTCGGCGGCGGCACGACCTATGCCGATAACTGGGCGAACGACACCGACACCGCGCGCTTTCCTGAAGACCTCCTCGAGCTCTCCCTTATCTGGAGATGGAAGCGTGCCAAGGGCCTCGATTACGGCGAAGAGCTCGAAAACTACGAGCGGGCCAAGGAGGCAGCCGTTGGCGCCGATCGCGCTGCGCAGCCGATGAGCATGTCGATGCCGTACCGCGGCGAAGTCCCTGAAAACTACCGGCCTGGCACGATCACGGTATGACGAGAAAACCAGTTCAATCGAACGGGCGCACCGGCCGCGTCTCGCCAAGCAAAGACTGGATCGCGCCCATTGGCGGCTGGCGAACCGATGTCGAAATGGCCGATATGCCGAAGGATGCGGCGTTCCAGCTGGATAACTTCTTTCCGGAGGCGAACCGGGTCCGCGCGCGATACGGTCATGCCGCCTTCGCGACGGGGCTCGGCGCTTCGGTGCTGACCGTCATCCCCTATGTCGGTGTGAGCAATCGTCTCTTCGCAGCCGCAGGGGGCAATATCTTCGACATCACCGCCGGCGGCGCGGTCGGGGCTGCTGCCGTGAGTGGGCAGAGCAGCGCGCGCTGGTCGGTCCAGCAATACACGAACCCCGCTGGCCAGGAGTATTTGCGCCTCGTCAACGGTCTCGATCTGCCGCTGCTCTACAATGGCACGTCGTGGACCAACAACATACTGGTGGGCACCGCGACCCTCGCAACACAGAACGTTGCGGTGAAGGCGGTCCAGTATACTCTTAGCTTCTTCGGCACTGGGTCCGTCACGCTTTCCGGTGCCTATGCTGGCGTCCTGAACGGAACGGGCGTGGGGAACCGCGTCACGCTGACATTCACGCCGACGGCCGGCACGCTGACATTGACCGTGGCCGGATCGGTGACCAATGCCCAATTGGAGACCGGCGCGACAGCCACCCCTTATGTGTCGTCGACGATGATTACCGGCATTTCGGATTCGTCGCTGCTGATCGCGGTGACGGCCTACCGTTCGCGACTGTGGTTCATCGAGAAGAACTCGACGAACGTCTGGTATCTCGCCACGGATGCGGTGAGCGGAACGGCGACGGTTCTGCCTGTCGGCGGCAACATGAAATACGGCGGGACGCTGGTGGCGATCGGGGTCTGGACCATCCCTGTTTCCACGGGTCTCCAGCAATGCCTTGTCCTCATGTCGACCGAGGGCGAGGTGATTGTCTATCAGGGCTCCGATCCCTCGAGCGCTTCGAACTGGAGCCTGCTTGGCACGTTCAAGCTCGGCCGGCCACTCGGGACAGAACGTTGCTTCCTGTCCGTCGGCGCTGATCTCGCCATCATGACGACGGATGGGATTGTTCCGATCACCAAGGCGGTGCAGCTCGATCGCGGCGCGACCAGCTTGGGAGCAATCACCGCCAAGATCGGCCCGACCTGGCGCGAAACCGTAATGACAGGCGGCACCACATCGCAGGAATGGCAGCTGGCAAGTTTCCCAGCGCGGCAAATGGCAATCGTCAACCTGCCATCGTCTCTCGGGCCGTATCAGTATGTCATGAACACGGAAACCGGGGCGTGGTGCCGCTTCGTCGGGCTTGCCGCCAATTGCTGGGCCAACTGGCAGGATCGGCTGTTCTTCGGGTCCAGTGACGGCACGGTCTATGAGGCCGAAGTCGGCGCCAACGATAATGGCGCCGCGATCGACGCGCTCATGGTCGGGGCATGGAACCGGTATGGCGAAGACCTGGCGGCGAAATTTTCCAAGCTGATCGGCGTGACGGGCCAGATCGGCGTTTCGACCCTGATGTATGCGGGAATGTCCTTCGACTATCAGGTGAAGGTTCCAACGGCGCTCCTGTCGTCGGTCGACAGCAATGCGGCTGCCAAGTGGGGAACCGCAATCTGGGGCGTGTCGATATTCCCGGGAACGTCGCTGGTCCGGAAATTTGCCGCGGCAGGAGGTGTCGGCTCTGCCTTGGCGCCAACGATCCGGGCGCTGATCTCCGGAGCAACCGGTTCGGTGTCCGAAGCTGCCGTCGTCGGGGGCTCAGTTCTCTATGAGAAGGGCGCTCCGATTTGATCGTCTCGGAACCTCGCGAGGATATCGCGGCTTGGGTCGGTGGGAAGATCGGGGTGGCCTTCCATCCGCCCTTTGCGGCTATCGCCCAGGTTCAGGGCGGCCGGATCATCGCCGGGTATGTCTTCAACGTCTGGACGGAACATGACGTCGAGGTCTCGCTTGCTGCCGATCGGCTTTCGAAGACGTTGATGCGGGCGGCGTTCCGGTATGTCGTCGACCAGCTCGGCTGCCGGCGAGCAACATTCAGGACGCGTACCGACAATGTTCCGGCCCAACGGGCGCTGGAAAGCCTCGGTGCGCGTCTCGAGGGCCGCCAGCGGGCTTATTTCGGCGATTGTGACGCGCTGCTCTACGGAATCATGAAAGAGGATTTTCCCTATGGTCTCCACACCAAAGGCGCCTAAGGCACCGGACCCGACGCAGACCGCGGCGGCGCAGACAGCGACGAACGTGGACACCGCGATTGCGAACGCTGGTCTCAGCCACACGAACCAGTACACGCCTGATGGCTCGCTGGAATACAAGGTCAGCGGTTATCAGACCATGACCGACCAGAACGGCAAGACCTATAAGCTGCCGACCTATTCGGCCTACCAGACCTATTCTCCCGAGAACCAGGCGATCTACGACCAGACCCAGCAGACGCAGCTCGGCCTGTCGAAACTCGCCAACGACCAGACCCAGAAGGTCTCCGGCATCCTCGGCACCAACGTCGACCTCAGTTCGGGCAACGTTGACAAATACGTCAACGACCATTGGCGCTCCGGTTTCGATAATCTGTGGGACCGTGACCAGGCGAGCCTTGATCAGAGCCTCGCCGACAAAGGCATCTCGATGGGGTCGGCGGCCTACGACAACGCCATGCGCGACTTTACCACTCGCAAGCAGGCGGCGGCGGATCAATACCTGGGCGACATGTATTCGAATGCCCAGAATTCGATCCTGACTGAACGCAACCAGCCGCTGAACGAGATTTCGGCGCTGATGTCCGGGTCTCAGGTCAACCAGCCGAATTATGTCAACACGCCCACGACGCAGTTGCCGACGGTCGATCAGGCCGGGCTGATCAATGAGAACTTCAACCAGAAAATGGGCATCTACAATCAGCAGGTCGCTCAGAAGAACGCCGCGATGGGCGGCCTCTTCGGCCTTGGCGGCTCGCTGCTGGGTGGCTGGGCAATGGGGGGTCTGTGATGGGCTATTTATTCGGCGGAGATACGGGCCAGTCCCAGGCCGATGTCACAGATGCCCGCAAGCGGCTTGCTGCTGCGATGCTCCAGCAGGGCGTCGACACAAGCCCGGTGCAATCGGGGTGGGAAGGTGCCGCCCGAATGGCGCAGGCTCTTATGGGCGGGCTCGCGATGAGGAAGCAGACGGCCCAGCAGAGCGCCGCCGATGCGCAGGTGATCGCGGCAATCACAGGGCAGCCTTACACGGCTCCGGAGCAGCCTAAGGGACTCTTTGGCGGACTGTTCGGCGGTGGCAACAAGGCGGACAATCCCGGCGCCGCTGGCTCAAACATGCCGAAGGTGGATTCGTCAGGCAATGTCGCTGTGGCTTCCACAGTGCAGCCTGGGGGTCTCCCTGAAGTCTCCGACTATATCCGGCAAGCTGCAATTTCCCGCGGGATTGATCCGAACATTGCGCTGCGCGTGGCCGGTCATGAGGGCCTGAATGTCTTCGATCCTTCGAAGCCCGATAATGGGGGAGACGAGGGCTCTTCGTTCGGTCCTTTCCAGCTTCACTATGCAGGCATGTCGAAATCCATGCCGAACTCGGGCCTTGGAAACGAGTTCACGGACGCCACGGGCCTCCATGCGCGCGATCCGTCAACATGGAAGCAGCAGGTTGATTTTGCTCTCGATTGGGCACGCAAGCACGGCTGGGGCCCGTGGATGGGCGCGAAGGCCGAAGGCATCACCGGGAAGATGGGCATTGGCGACTTGCCGCCTCAGCAGGCAGCGCAAGCCGTGTCGCCGGCTCCCAATGCTGGCACGCCACCACCTCGCCCGATCCAGCCGCCGCCGGTCAACCCTCCAGCACCGCCGCCAGCAGCCGCCAGCGGCGAAGTCGCCAGCCTTGATCCGTCGATCGGCATCCCGATGCCCGGTGCAGCAGGACAAATGCGCGCATCCGATCCCGCACAGGTCATGCCGCCTCAGGCAGGCCCGCAGGCTGCGTTGCCGCCTTTGCCCGTCACCAACGTTGGGCCGACGCCGAATGTCGCCAGCGTATCCCCTGTAGACCGATCCGGCGTAGGTATGGGCGGCGATGTTCCAGGGGCTGGAGCATTTCCGCCGGCGCCGAGCGGAGGCGGTCAGCCCGCATTCCCGCAGCAGATCGCCCAGGCTCAGTCGGGTCCTGCACGTCTCGCCAACGCATTGGACAATGCATCCCCTGCGCCGGTCGCAAACCCGATGGCAAACCCGCGCGTTCAAGCGCTAGTGCAGGCGATGACGAATCCGAATGCATCGCCGCAGGTGAGGGCACTTGCTGCACAGTCGCTGCAGACAATCATGAAGCCGCCGGAATACGGGTTTCAGGTTCTGCCGGATGGGACTGTCCTTCGCTCCGACCCACGCACCGGCGCGCTCACGCCCGTGTATCGCTCGGAAATGTCGCAGGCCGATCAGGCGAAGCTTGATTTCGATCGGGAGAAATTTCGCCAGGAGCAGGCCAACCGCAACACGCCGACGGCAGCCGAGCAGGCGAACATCGATCTCGAACGGCAGAAAGCCGATTTCGAGAAGAACAAGCCGGTGGTCGTGCAGCCAGGCGAAACGCTGTTCAGCCCGGGCCAGGATCGCGTCGTCTACCAAGGCACCGGCTACAAGCCCGAAGACGTGACCAATCTCCGCAAAGAAATCCAGGGCTTGCCGACCTATAAGAGCTATCAGCAGGCTTTGCCGCCCTACCAGTCGATGATCGATACGGCGAAGACGGATTCCAAAGCATCCGACCTGAACCTTGTTTACGGCTTGGGCAAAATCATGGACCCAAACTCGGTTGTCCGAGAGGGTGAAATGGTGATGGTCAATAACACGTCGAGTCTGCCCGACTGGCTGCAGGGCGCGATCAACAGCGTCAACGGCGGATCGCGGCTCGAGCCGGCAACCCGCACGGCGATCCTCAATGAAGCGCGCAGCCGCATGACGGCTTATCGTGGCGCGCTGGACAATGACATCTCGCAGTATCGCGGCATCATCGGCCGGCGCGGGATGAACCAAGCGGACGTGTTGCCGACGCTCGGGGATATCCCCGAAGTGCCGAGTCTGACGCCGCCAGCAGCGGGGGACATTGGTGCGCCGCCGGAAGGTATCCCGGCCGATGTATGGGGCGCGATGACGCCTGCGGAGCGTAAGCTATGGCAGAAATGACACCCGAGCAGCAGAAAGCTATGGCGATTGCCGCCGCGCGTCTGCGTCTGAGCCAAACCCAGCAGACACAGCAGCCCTCGGCGGTAGACCCAGCAGCAGAGCCGCCACCTCAGATCGGCGAGGTTGATCGGAATGGACTGCCGGCCGACGACGCCCTTTCAGTCGCCAGGACCGGCGTCGGCGGCCTCATCGAAGGGATTCCGATTGCTGGGCCGATCATTCGTAGCGCGACGGAGAAGGCGGCAGCGGCGACACTCGCGGCGTTCTCCGACGAGACCTACGATCAAGTCATGGATCGCATCCACGAAGCGAACAGAGCTGAAAAACAAGCGAACCCGATCGTCGACAAGGGGGCTCAGATAACGGGAGCCGTTGCCGGGACTATTCCGGCGGTCATGGCTGCCCCTGCTGCATTTGGAGCGGGCGGGGGAAGCTTGCTGGTGCGTTCGGGTATCTCTGGGCTGACGGGCGCGACGATTGGCGGTGTCGATGCTGCCGTTCGATCTGGCGGTGACGCGGAGAAGATCAAAGACGGCGTATATTTGGGTGGCCTGTTTGGTTTGGGCGGTCCCGCAGCAGGCAAGATCATTGGCGCGGGAGCCAGATCGCTTGTCGACGCGCTCCGCACTCGTGCCGCAGCGCGAATGGCTGGAATGGACCCGCAGGCGTTCGGTTACTTCCGGCGCGCAGTGACCGACGACGGCCTGGACGCGGTGACGCTCCCTCAGAGATTGAGTGAGATGGGGTCACAGGCTATTCCAGCGGACCTTGGGCCGAACCTTCAGAAGCAGGCAGGCGCACTTGCAGCAACGCCGGGACCGGCGCAGACGACAATTCGAACCACGCTCGCCGATCGCGCCGCAGGTGCCAACGCCAGAATTGGTCAAACGATCGACGAAACGACCGGTCGAAACGTCGTCCCGTCGGAGATCCAAGCAGATATCGTCTCGAACCAGAATGCTCATTCGCCGCTCTATCGCGAGGTGTTTCGCGAGGCCAGGCCATACAATACAGAGGCGATTGCATCCGCGATCGAGGCTGACATCAGCCGGCTTCGCGGACCTGCTCAGGCCCGGCTTCGCCAAGTCCGCGATATGATGAACGTCGCGGACTCCAATGTCCTGTCTTCCGATCCCGGCGTCATGTTCCAGACCCGCCAGGCGATCGATGGCCTTTTGAAGACGGAAGTTGATCCGAAGGTGATCTCCGCGCTGACCGAAGCTCGTCAGATGCTCGACGATGGCCTTGCGCGTGCCGTTCCCCGCATAAAGGAAATTGACGCCGGATACGCCGAACTTGCCCGTCAGGATGAGGCTGTTACACGCGGTCAACAGGTTTTGGACAGCGGTCGCACGGCGCCGCGACCGTCGGAGCTTGCCGCAGAGGTCGAGCAAGGCGTTCAGCCGCAGGGGATGCAGATCGGTCCTTCGGCAGTGCCGTTGCGGCTGTCTCAGGGTGCCAGGGCCGAGATTGACCGCATAGTCGGTATGAATTCCAACGATATCGTTGCCATGAATAGGCTGATCAAGGGAGAGGGCGATTGGAACCGCGCTCGTCTCGCTACCCTGTTCGGCCCAGAGAAAGCGGAGCGACTGTTCAAGGTGCTCGATAACGAGAGCATCTATGCCGATACCGCCAACACGGTGACCCGCAACAGCGAAACCGCGGCGCGCCTTGCAGCTCAGAACGAGTTAGGTGGGGGCGCCGGCGGTGGAAACTTCGGCGTGAAGGAAGCTTTCAAGGCCGGCGGCTTTCTCGGTGCAGCTCGATCGGCCGCTGTCGATAAGGTCGACAACATCGTCAAAGCGCTCATGTCGAGCGAGACCGGCAATGCAACGGGCGAAAGCCTGGCCCGGGCTCTTATCGGGGAGCAGCGTGAAAAGCTGGTCGAAGGGCTCGTCAGAGCTCAGGGAATGGGAACAACGCCCGCCCTAGTCGATCCGGTGGTCAAAGCCTTGCTTCTGAACGCCGGAACCGCGAGGACGCGATGACGGGTCAATCCAGCAAATGATCAGGTAGAGCACTACGACGAACACGACGCCAACGATGACGCCGCCGTTAAAATCGTCACCGACTACATATCTAAGCGCGTCCACGCCTGAAACTACCGCATAGAGCAATGCGGTCGTAGCGATGATGCAGCCGATTTGCAGAAGTCGGATCATGCCGCAACCAATACTACACCATTGATGGCCTCGCAATTCGCGGGGCCTTTCTTTTCGGAGAAGGTGAATGCCCAGAAACCCATCAACCGGCGTCTATTCCAAGCCCGCCGGAACGACTCCTTCTGTCGGCCAGGTCATTGATCCGGCGCCGTGGAATGCGCTCACGACCGATCTCGGCAACGAAATTACGAACTCGCTGCCGCGCGACGGCTCGGCCCCTATGGGCTCTCCGCTCAAATTGGCAAGCGGCACCGTTTCTGCGCCTGGCCTTGGTTTCTCTTCGACGCCGCAAACCGGTCTTTACCTCAAGGGTGGCGGCCTGCTGGGCTTCACGCAAAACGGCGTCGACCTCGTTCTTGCGAAAGCGTCGGTCTATTCAGTCAAGACTGGCGACTACACGGCGCTGGCAACCGACGACAATGCGGTGCATCGCTTCACTGCCAATGCTACTGTGACGCTTACAGCCGCTGCATCGCTGGGGGCGAACTGGCAGTATGTCATTGTCGCCGACGGCGGGACCGTGACGATCGACCCGAACGGCGCCGAGACGATCGATGGAGCGGCCACGCTTATCGTTCCGAACGGCTATTCCGCTTACCTCATCTGCAGCGGGTCTGCCTTCTTCACCGACAAGGTTTTGACGAGGCTCCTGGCCAAAGCGGAAAGCACCGCGGTGGGAAGCTTCATCGACGGGCTGCTGCTTTCCAACAACGTCGCCAATCCGACAACGCATTTGGATTTCGCCGCCGGCTCTGCCAGGTCGGGGTCGTCGTTCGTCTCCAGCGCCAGCACGATGACGAAGCGGCTGAACGGGACCTGGGCGGTCGGAACCGGCAATGGCGGTCTCGATACCGGCTCTGTGGCCGCGAGTGCCACCTATTTCGCCTATGCCATCCGAAAGGATTCCGATCTGAGCTTCGACGTGGTGCTCTCGACCTCGGCGACGATCGGCGGCGTCACCACGACGCTGCTCACCGGCTACACCATCGTCAAATGCATCGGTGTGGTGCTGACGGATGCAAGCTCGCTTATCCGCCAGTTCGTGATGTATCCGCGTGACGAATATACCTTCGTGACGCCGGTAAGGGATGCTTTCAACGCCGCTATCAATACGACTTCAGCACTGCTGGCGATCACCGTACCGAATGGAGTGAAGGTCAAGGCAAACTTGCGGTTTATGTACTTATCTTCCGCAACGACCGCTTCAGCTCTGTTCTCCGACCCGGCACAAGGGGTTCTTGTTGCCGGTGGCAACAATGAGGGCGGCAACGTTGGAACTATACAAGTTGCCAGCAGCTTCGCAGTCGGGAGCGACGAAATCTGGACCAACACGAGCATGCAGATACGCCGAGTGGCCGGCGCTTCCGGCAATATGTGGGTTTGGACGGATGGTTTTATTTTCCCATGCGGGAGGAACGCATAATGCCCTACGTTTCACGATTGGCCGACGGCGCTATCGATGGTCTTTACGAGCAATTGCAGGAAGGGGTAGCGGAAGAATTTCTTCCCGATGATGATCCTTCGTTGGGCGCATTCCGCGATGCCTCGCCTGAAGTGTCTTCGGTTTCCGCCCGTCAATTTCGGCTGATGCTTCGGCGCACCGGGTTGCTCGATGCAGTCAAGGCATGGGTGGCTCAGCAGGATGGCGAAACCCAGGACGCCTTTGAGTACAGCGGCACCTTCGTCAAGGAGAGCCCGATGATGGCCGCTGGGTTCGCCGCAATGGGATTTGCGGAGCAGGAGATCGATCAATTCTTTGCGGCCGCGGCCTCTCTCTAAACCCTCAGGGAATCAAATAGCCGGAGTGTATCCCGTAGCGAATGACCATCAAAAAAGCGCCGCCGATACCGACGGCGAGCAGAATCGCTTTACGTGTTTCGTCCTGTAGCAATTTTAGTCTCCGCAAAAAAACGAGGAAGTAGGCCTTCCGCGTGTCTTGGCAATGAACTCCGCTCGAGTTTAACGCGGGCTTAACGTGGGGTGAGGGTATGAGCAAGCCAATTCTCCGCTACGTCCTCCTCCTCCCGATCAACCTCCTCTTCGTCGGGCTGGCCTATCTGCTGTCGCCCTTCCTGGCGGAGTGGTCAATGAAGCACGGCCCTGTTCTCCCCGGCCGCTGGCGCTGGTTCTCTACACTGAACGCCGATCTGGACGGCTATATCCCGCAGCGTGTTGCCGGGTTCGATCCATCCGCCAAGGGCTTCAAACTCTGGTGGCAGCGGACCCGCTGGACGTGGCGGAACCCATGCAACGGCTGGCAATCGGAGTTGCTGGGCGTGGATGACATTGCCTCGGCCTTCACCGTAAAGCGCGACGTTCCGCTGGCGTTCGGCTGGCATTTCAAGATTTGGCTTGGCTGGAGTCCGGTCAAGCACGGCGGGAACTACTACCCCTACATGTGTCAATTGAAGCCTCAACGGGGCTGACCTCTCCCACAATTCGGAGTCCTCCATGCTCGTCAACAACTGGCGCGCGGTCATCAAGCATGCCTGGTCGGTGCGCTTCATGGTCCTGGCGCTGTTCTTCATCATCCTCGAGCCGATCTACAACTTCGTCGCGGCCACCTGGGTTTCCCGCAACATCTACATCCAGCTCGCCATGTCGGCGATCACCGGCCTCTTGGCCGTCGCGGCGATCATCGCCCGCATCTTCGTTCAACAGAAAGTCTCTGGAGACCTCGCCAATGGCAAGCCGCCTGAAGAAGGGTAGCGCAATCGCTGCCGCCGCAATCGCATGCGTCAGCACCTTTGAGGGGCTGCGAACCGTCGCCTTCCGTGATCCTGTCGGAATCCCCACCATCTGCTTCGGAGAGACCCGTGGCGTGAAGATGGGCGACACAGCCACGATGGACGAATGCAAGGCCGTGCTCGGGGACGCGCTCGTCGAGTTCGAGGGCAATATGCGCGCCTGCCTCACCAACCCCGACAAGATCCCCGACAAGCCCTATGTGTCCTTCCTGTCGCTGTCCTACAACATCGGCTCGCGGGCCTTCTGCAGCTCGACGGTCGCGCGCAAGGCGAATGCCGGCGATCTCGTTGGCGCCTGCAACGCGATCCTGGCATGGAACAAGGCCGGTGGTCGGGTGATAAATGGCCTGACGCTTCGCCGGCAGGACGAGCGCCGCATGTGCCTCGAGGGCGCGTAGATGTGGTCAATCCTCGTCTGGCTTGCCGGCTCCAAGATCGGCCGCGCCATCATAGGGGTGGCCATCATCAGTTTTTTCGTTGTCGGGTTCCGGATCTGGCTCGCTGCGCACGACGCATCCGTGGCAAGGCAAGCCACCTCTCAGATGGTCACTAAATTTGAGCGTGACGCTCTTGCCTCGCAGCTGGCGACGGAGCGGCGATTGCACGCGGAAGCCAACAGAGCCGCAGCCGAGGCGACAGCGCGAGCTGCGGCGACGCAGAAGGCGAATGACGCAGCCAATGCCGAGGTGGGGCGCCTGCTGGCGGAAGCCGCCAAGAACGGCAAGCTGTCGCGGCCAACCGAGGATGATCGGCTATGGCTCGATCAGCACTGATATTGATGCTTGTTTTGCTGGCAGGCTGTCAGAGCCTCACCGGGCGCGCCTCTATCGCTGCCGCTGTCGAAGGGCAGACGAGGGCGTCCGTGCCGTTCCCTGATCTTCCTGAGGCTTGTGTGGCGAAGATGGGCCGCGTTCGGCCCGGTGATGAGCCGTGGGTGATCGTCCAGAAGCGTTGGCAGATCCTGGCCGAGAACAGAGACCGCCAGGCAGACGATTGCGCTGCATGGGGCCGCGATATGCAGACGCGCTACGGCTCGCGCTGACGCCAAGACATCGAATGACACATGGGGGGCTGGGGATTTGACGCCAACGGATGATGGTTCAATGCACCGCGAAATCGGAATGCTGACAGCGAAGGTCGACATCATCCTGGAAGGGGTCCGTCGATCGGAAGAGAAGGCAGATGCCAGCCGAGCATCGATGCATCGTCGCATGGATGAGATCGTCGACCGCGTGAGCAAGGTAGAGCTCAGTTCCGCCGCGGTTCAGGACGACGTCAGGGATATGAAGCCGGTGACCGACGCCGTGAAAATGTGGAGGCAACGCGGCATAGGCGCGCTCGCCATCGTCGGGATAGGGGCATCGGCGCTCACCTTCATCATCACCAAATTCGGGGCTGCGGCAATCGCCTGGCTGATGAGCCGGTAAGCAAAAAATGCCCCGCCGAGACGGGGCAGTTCTGATCTGGGAAAGTAGAAATCGCACGGGGCTTACTCGAACAATGCAAAGGACCCTTTGCAGGGGCCACCCGTGCGATCCCGTCGAGCTAACGAAAAGCGATCCGCTAGGTTCCGGTACGTTTTCGCACTATGTCTACGGCGCGTGCGCGCGACGCCGATCCATTTCAAGCCAACGCGCGAAGCCCTCTCGCAGTACTCAGCAAAATGCCCCGCCAGGCGGGGCATCTTGTACCAGACTGATGCGACCTTATCAGGGATGCCGCACCGAGGGGCGCGGCAGGTAGAAGGATGACATAGTCCCGAAAATCCTCAATTTACCTGTATTTGCTAATCCTACTGCGCGCCCTGCGGCGGCCAGTCAGACTTAGGTCCGGCTTTTCCGTGGGGGCGACGCGGCTTAAGTTTGCTTCATCCTTGTTGAAAGGAACATCAGGGAGGTTTTAGCGATGTTGCTGAACTCCAGTCAGAACCTCCCTGATGACTGGCGCTGCGCAACCTGTTTTGCGTTGAGATCAACTCGACTTAGGATATCAGGCCTGGCGTTTCTGACAGTAATGGCGCGGCGCGCAATCGGCCACATCGTCAACGCCGCGGAATCGAACGGTTTCATGAGATCGCGTGGATCGCGATCTGACAACAGCCACCGTTTATAATCCTCGGGACGAAGAACAACTGGCATGCGATTGCGGATTGCCGAGATCGTCTCGTTTGAGGGGCAGGTGACGACAGCGAAGCTCCGAATATCGATGCCGGCCGGGTGGTGCCATACTTCCCAAATGCCCGCTAGAGCGAACATCGACCTATCCCTCATGGCGATCGCGTAGGGTTGCTTCTTCTCAGATCCGTCCGCCCATTCGAAGAAGCCACCGATCGGGATCAGGCAGCGGCGTGACCGGTAAGCGTCGTGGAACAGCTCATTCGAGGCTATTTCTTCACGACGCGCATAGACCGGCGGCTGGCGACGGGGTTGGTTCATCCATGACGGAAAGAGACCCCAGCGAGCGATGGCAAAGGCGGGCTTTGGCCGATCCCGCTGGCGTTCCACGTCCTGTATGATGATGTGATAAACCTCGGCGGGGGCGCCGCTGTATCGGGGGAGGCGGTCGCCCAAATCGTCGACGTTACCTCGTTCAGCGAAATCAAATTTTCTCGCAATCTCGACGAACGATTGATCAATGTAGATGCGGCGGCACAT